CAGAATTGAATCGTGGTTATAAAGACGGTGGAAGAATAGGATTTAAAAAAGGGACTGATAAGAAATGGATTCAAAAAGCAACAGCATCAATTAAAAAAAGAGGAACTAAAGGAAAATGTACACCGATTACAAAACCAGGATGTACAGGTAGAGCTAAAGCCTTAGCTAAGACATTCAAGAAAATGGCTAAGAAAAGAAAAGGCTAATGGCAAAAATTAAATCAAGAATTACAAGTAAACCCCCTAAAATGATAAAAGCTCCCTATATTGGAAGCTATCTTGAAGGGCAAAACACAATGGGAAAGGTGTATAACCCTTCCTTAAGAAAGTTTTATGGTTGGAATAATATAAAACCAGAATGGAACTCGAAAGCTTAATTTATAAACTGCGTCGTGGTTTAGATCGACGTATTCAATCGTTAGCCATCTCTGTTACATCAGGAGGGGTTGACAACATGGAAACCTATAAGTATATAATAGGTCAGATCAATGCACTGGAATCAGTGAAACAGGAAATCTCTAACCTGCTTGATGACAAAAAGGAGCTACGTGACGGAACCATTATCGACATTAAAAAACCAGGAAATTCTAAAGAAGTTCCCAAAGGAAGTCCCAAAGCATAAGAACGCTCTCGAAGAAAAATACAAGTCAGAACCTGTAAAAGAGATTACCAAAGAAACAACTAAATTACCTCAACCAACCGGTTGGAGAATTTTAGTGCTGCCTTTTAGAATGAAGGAAAAAACTAAAGGTGGAGTGTTATTAGGAAATGAAACTCTTGAACGTCAACAGGTGGCGTCTCAGTGTGGAAATGTTTTAGCAATGGGAGGGAGTTGCTATAGCGATAAAGAACGTTATCCCGAAGGTCCGTGGTGCAAGGTCGGTGACTGGGTGGTTTTTGCCCGTTACGCAGGCTCACGGATTGAAATTGAAGGTGGAGAAGTGCGGTTGCTCAATGAAGATGAAGTATTGGCAACGGTCAAGGATCCAACGGATATCTTGCATAAATATTAATCATAGGAGGAAACTATGCCAGAAGAAAATAAGATCAAGAAGGAGGAACCTAAGGTAGACATCGATACGTCCGGACCGGAAATGGATGTCACATTACCTGAAGAGAAAAAAGAAGAAATCATCGAACAAGAAGAAACCATTAAAGAAGTAATCAAGGACCAAGAACCAGAAGAAGTTAAAGAAAAACCGAAGGAAGAACCTAAAGAAGAGGATACTAAACTTGAGGATTACAGTAAGGGTGTGCAATCAAGAATTGCCAAACTTACACGTAAGATGCGGGAAGCAGAAAGACAAAGAGATTCTGCAACCGAATATGCTCAAGCATTAGAAACTCAAAGAAAAAGTGATCAGAAGAGATTTTTAAAAATTGATACTGATTACTGGAAACGATTTGAGACGAACATCAAAACCGGCATGGAATCGGCGCAACGAGAATTGGCCAGTGCCATTGAAGCGGGCGATGCAAAAGCTCAAGTCGAAGCTAACAAACGGATTGCAACACTAGCATTTGATAATGCTAAATTGGAGCAAGCCAAAGAAAACAAAGAAGACGTCAAATTATCTGACGGTGGTAAATTACCAAGACAAACTCCACAATATCTACCTGAACAACCTGCGGATCCTCAAGCGGAAGCATGGGCTGGAAAAAACAAATGGTTCGGTCAAAACCGAGCAATGACATTTACAGCCTTTGAAATCCACAAGGATTTGGTTGAGAAGGAAGGATACGATCCTAAGTCGAACGAATACTATGAGGAGATCGACAAACGTATAAGAGTTGACTTTCCTACTAAATTTGATAAGGATAGGGGTATAGAAACGTCCAAGCCCGTTCAGTCGGTCGCTTCTGCTCAAAGAAGTGTAAAACAAGGACGCCAAACTGTGAGACTCACATCTTCACAGGTCGCTATTGCGAAAAAATTAGGTGTGCCACTCGAAGAATATGCGAAACAATTAAAACTCACGAAGGAGGCATAAGCATATGAAAAAAGAACAAGAAAAAACTTCTCGTGCGAGTCAAACACGGTCAAAGACTGAAAGACCAAAGGTGTGGACTCCACCATCATCTTTAGATGCTCCGCCTGCGCCTGATGGATTCAGGCATAGATGGATAAGAGCAGAGAGTTTAGGGTTTCAAGACACTAAAAATGTCTCAGCTCGTTTGAGAGAAGGATTTGTATTGGTAAGAGCCGATGAATATCCAGATTCTCAATATCCCGTAATTACCGATGGTAAATACGCAGGTGTCATTGGAGTTGGTGGCCTTTTGCTGGCAAGGATATCGGAAGAGATTGCGAAGCAACGAGCAGCCTATATAGATAATTTATCTAGAGGGCAAGACGAAGCTGTAGAACACGATCTCATGAGGGAACAGCACAAGAGTATGCCGATCAATGTTGATCGACAATCTCGCGTAACCTTCGGTGGTACAAAGAAAAGCTAATTTTCTCGGGATAACAACCAATTCCCTATCATCGATTTTTTTTAACCGTTTACAGGTAAAACTGTAAACATTTAGGAGTAATACTATGGCAAATCGTAATGTCGCTGGATTTGGCTTGATCGCTCAGGGTACAATTGGTTCAACACCAGCTACCCAAGGACAAGGCAAATACTACATAGACGCGGCGTATGATACTGATCTATTTCAAGGCTCTGCAGTGCAGAGTAAAGTGGGATACATCAAAACTGCGCAAGCGGCTATCACCGACTTAAGCATAGGTATTCTGAATGGTATCTTTTATAACGCGTCGACTACTTTAAAACCGACGTGGGCAAATTGGTACAATCAGCCGATTACTCCAGCGAACAGTGAAGACTTAACAGCGTTCGTGATTGACAATCCATTTCAACTTTTTGTTGGATCTATGAGTGCATTAGCAGCGCAAGCTGTGTACGGTAAAACCTTAGGTTTAACCGTAACTGCAGCAGGTAGTGAAATAAATGGACAATCAAGCTCAACGCTAACGGTCGGAACTGTAAGTGCTACCGCTAATCAGTGGAGATTGATAAGAACTGCTGAGGATCCTGAGAACAATGACATGACTGCCGCTTATACGTCAGTTATCGTTGCTCACAACCTCAATCAGTACTTACAAAACACTGGTACAGCTGGTATCACTTGGCAATAATAGGAGCATATAGAAATGGCAATATCACGAGCACAGCTAGTTAAAGAACTAGAGCCAGGCCTGAATGCACTATTTGGGCTGGAATATAAACGGTATGATAATCAGCATGCTGAAATTTACGTAACCGAATCTTCTGACAGGGCTTTTGAAGAAGAAGTCATGTTATCAGGATTCGCGAACGCCGACGTTAAAGCAGAAGGTCAAGGCATCGCATATGATGATGCACAAGAAACCTACACTGCAAGGTATACAATGGAAACTATTGCTTTAGCATTTGCAATAACAGAAGAAGCTATCGAAGATAATCTCTACGACAGACTTGCTTCTCGTTATACAAAAGCTTTGGCTAGATCCATGTCCAACGCAAAAGAAGTTAAAGCAGCTGCACCATTGATTAATGGTCTGCCTCAAACGGCAACCTTCAAATCAGGGGACGCGGTTGGTTTGTTCTCTACTGCACATACAACTGTAAGTGGAACAAAAGTTAAAAACACTTTAACAACTCAAGCGGACTTAAACGAAACTTCATTAGAACAAGCGCTAATTGATATCGCTGCAATGACTGATGAACGAGGTTTAAGAATAGCAGCTAGAGGGGTCAAGATGATTGTTCCTTCTGGTAACCAGTTTAATGCTGAGAGAATTTTAAAATCTCAAGGTAGAACTGGTACTGCTGATAATGATATTAATGCTATCAACTCAATGGGAATGGTTCCTCAAGGATATCGAGTGAACAATTTCTTAACTGATGCTGACAGCTGGTATCTTATTACGGACGTACCAAACGGTATGAAAATGTTCCAAAGAACACCATTGACAACTGCAATGGAAGGGGACTTTGATACTGGTAACGTTAGATACAAAGCTAGAGAAAGATACGTTTTTGGCGTATCCGACTATAGAGGTATCTTCGGAGTTCAAGGAGCGTAAGCTAACAATTAGAGATGAGGCGGCCACAAAGTCGCCTCATTTCGACTATAAAGTAATAAATTAATATGAAAAATTTCCGCATACAAATCCGCTGGAACGGCTATTATGCTGCTTTTAATATAATGGCTGAAGACATCAAGGAAAGTATAGAAAAATCAATCCTTGACAAACTAGGAAAAAATGAGGTAAAACTGGAGAAAGATGGATTTACCACTGGTAAGTGGATAACCTATGAGGAGGTTACAAATGACCCAAGACCTATACATTACGAAGAAATCCTTGGAGTTAGAATGGCAACACGAGCACCTGAAGGCGGGCAAGCATAATATCCGTATGATTGAAATTAATAAACAGATTCAGGATGTTATTAAGAAGATCATTGCCAAAGAGTTTGAAGAAGATACTATTCAAACTAAAATAAACGAAGTCCAAGACCAAGTTTCGATAGCCACTTAAGCGCTATCACAAAAATCACACATTGTTGACGGGATACCTTGCGCTAAATGTAAATCTGCGTTATAGATTAATTACTATACAATTATTAATTAGATCTAGACGCGTATAGTCGACGGCCTAGAGACTAGATCTACAAACTAGGAGGATTATAATTATGGCAAATACAACGTTTTCGGGACCAGTACGATCATTAAATGGTTTTATTAGTTTCGGACCTAAAGCAGTTGTTAGCTTAACCGCTGACACAACTTTAACAGTTGCTACTCATGCAGGTAGAATTTTAACTTGTAATGATGCAGATGGTAAATTTACATTACCATCAATTACATCTGGTAGTTCATCAGCTGTAGCTGGAACCAACGATTACAACGTCGCGAGTAATCTTGGAACTACTTATTTATTTTGGGTAGAAACTTTAGCAACAGATATGGATATCTTAACAGACGGAACTGATAAGTTCTACGGTGCTGTCTTTACTGGTATTGATAGTGAAGAAACTGGAGAAACATTTGCTGCTAATGCATCAAGTAATGATGTCATGACACTTAATGGTACTACAACAGGTGGTATCGTTGGTAGTTGGGTAGAAGTTACTGCAATAGCGAGCGCTAAGTACTTTGTTAGAGGTAGTTTAATAGGATCAGGAACTATCGCAACACCGTTTGCTGACGCGTAATAAATAAACTTTGTGAGCTCCTTCGGGAGCTCACAACTAAGGAGAATATATGGCAACACAAAATGTACGACAAACCATAGCTGCAACAGCCGATGGCTTATTAACTAAATATGCAACTGGTTCAGCTGTTACAATTACTAAAGCTAGAATCATGGCAGTACAGGCTCAATCTAGCGCTGCTGATGGTAGTGTGAAAATTTATGATGAAGCCGACAGCTCGAAAACAGCAAGTGCTTTAGTCTTTGAAGCTAAGTGGGGAACTGCAGCTAATGAAACACTTTCCATTAAAGTTCCAGGAGAAGGTATTTATTGTAAAAACGGTATGTATGCTGATTTAACTAATTGTGATTTTTTAGTAGTTACCGGCACATTCACGTAAGAGAGGTAGCAAATGGCTAATACTACTTCCGGCTCATATACATTCGATAAAACGTTTGCGATTGATGATACTATCGCAGAAGCATACGAACGTATTGGTTTAGTGGGCTCATCAGGACATCAATTATTATCGGCAAGACGTTCTTTAAATTTACTTTTTCAAGAATGGGGAAATCGAGGAGTTCATTTTTGGGAAATAGGTCATGCGAATGTTAATCTTATTACTCCTGTAGCAGGCACAGGTGCAGGAAGAATTTATAAATTTTTTAGATCAAGTGGAGATGGCACGAATGCCGCTTGTACAGATAATGATGGTAGCACCACGACAACGGCTTTTTATGGTGTAACCGATATTATAAATTGTGCTTACAGAAAAGATTTAGCTAATACTTCAAGCCAAGCTGACACAGGTATGACTAAAGTTAGTCGAGATACTTATGCAGCTTTTGCCAATAAATTATCCACAGGAACACCAAGTCAATGGTGGGTTCAAAGATTCATTGACCATGTTTCATTAACCATTTATCCTACTCCAAGTTCAACAGCGGTTAGTGAAGGACATTTAAGTATTTATTATGTTCAACGAATTCAGGATTTAGATTCAACTTATACAGATGCGACTGATCTTCCGTACCGATTTTTACCAGCAATGGTTTCAGGACTATCTTTTATTTTATCTCAGAAATTTGCACCGCAACGAACACAAGAATTAAAACTTTTATACGAAGATGATTTTGCTAGAGCATTAGCTGAAGATGGCTCTGCGGCTAGCACTTATATAACACCTAAAACTTATTATCCAAATATCTAATGGCAGGCTCAAGATTTTCAAAAGGTAGACATGCATTATCAATTTCTGATCGTTCAGGAGCAGCTTTTCCTTATATAGAAATGGTTAGAGAATGGAATGGAGCATGGGTTCATACTTCTGAATTTGAAATTAAACAACCTCAAATTCAGCCAAGGCCCGTGGGCGCTGATCCACAGGCCCTGCAGTTTGCGCGTACAGCTCGAACAGAATTTTATACACCAACCATTTTACCTAATAATCCTTTTTCAACGACAGCTGCATCAACTACAGTGACCGTGACTCAACCGAACCATGGACGATCTACCAATGATGCAGTTCGATTTAGAAATTTAACAGGAGCCGCTGGAGGTGTTGCTCCTATTATTTTCATGTTGGAAACAACTTTAGCAGCGGATCTAACGGATTCGGCAACCTCTTTAACTTTAACTGATTCGACAGCTTTTCCTTCTACAGGTTATATTGTTGTTCAACCAGGAGCCGATGCCAATGAAACTATTTACTATGGAGCTAATAATACAGGCACAGGAGTTCTTTCAACTTTAACACGAGGAACCTCTGCACCTACTTATAATCTATCCCCTATAACAACGACAGCATCTGCCCATTCGAGTGGTGATAAAGTAAGAGGTTCTTATGCGATTACTAAAGTAGATGATAATTCTTACACCTTTACATTAGTGACAGCAGCAACTACAACAAATGAAGGAGGAGGGTTTCCGGCTTTTGCAGGCCCGGTTAACTCTAGACCATAATGGCAGGATATACAAATTCAGCATTAGAAGCTGACATTAGAAGTTATACTGAAGTAGGATCAGGTGTTTTTACTGGTGCTATTCTAGGCAGATTTATTGAAAATGCAGAATATAGAATGCTGCGTGATGTTCCTATCGATTCGGATCGAAAACAACAATCAGGAAGTTTAGTTTCAGGACAACAAACGATTAACTGTCCAGCGGGGTGTTTGTTTACTCGAGGAATTCAAGTTTATACTTCAACCTCTGTGATTACGGGGGCGAATGTTTGGTTAATTAAAAGAGATCAAACTTTTTTAAATGAATATGTTGCCGCTAATACGGCTACAGGAAGCCCTAAGTATTATGCACAGTTTGGAGGAGCTACAGGAACGACTGACACTACATCAGGACGTTATATGATTGCGCCGGTCCCTGATGCAGCTTATATGTTCCAGGTTCATTTTAACGCTATGCCCACTAGTTTGGTAACAAATACTAGTGGAACTTGGCTAAGTAAAAATTTTCCAAATGGCCTTTTATATGCATGCTTGGTAGAAGCTTTTAGTTATTTAAAAGGCCCAATGGACATGTTGACACTATATGAAAATAGATATAAACAGGAAGTAGAGAAATTTGCTGCAGAGCAAATTGGACGAAGACGAAGAGACGATTATACGGATGGCACGATTCGAATACCAATCGAATCTCCTCCTCAATAGGAATAAATTATGGCAAATACATCAGCAGTCTGTACCTCATTCAAGGTTTTACTTATGAAGGGCCAAATGGACTTTACCGCTTCTACAGGAGATAGTTTTAAAATTGCAATGTATGATAGCGATGCAACTTTATCCGCAGCAACAACTGATTATTCAACTTCAGAAGAAATTACAAATACTTCAGGAACTGCATATACGGCAGGAGGAGAAGCATTAACTAATGTAACTCCTGTTTCAAGTAGCACAACTGCTTATACAGATTTTTCAGATGTCTCCTGGACCGATGCATCTTTTACTGCAAACGCAGCTCTTATTTATAATACGACAACTGGCACGGGCACAGGAACAACTGATGCCGTGGCAGCGATTGCGTTCGGTGGAGATAAAACCGCAACGTCAGGAACTTTCACAATTCAATTTCCAGCAGCGGCGGCTTCAACAGCTATACTCAGAATAGCATAGGAGTCATACCATGGCTGATATAACTGTATCAGTAACAGGCGTAGAGGCGATTGTTAATGAGACTCGCTGGAATGCTCAAAATATACCTTGGGGCGAAGGCGCATGGGATACAGGAGGATTTACAAGTCAAGATGTTATTCCTGGTTGGGGCCATTTATCATGGGGCCGAGCCAACTGGGGTGATTTAGATATTTACGAAGAAGGTTGGGGCAGATCTGCCTGGGGTGATGAACCTTGGGGTGGTACTCATAACAAAGTTGTAGACGTTACTGGTTTAGAAGCGACTGCAAGTTTAGGAAGCGCAAGCACTGCTATTGATGTTACTCCAACTATTACGGGTTTAGAAGCCACTGCAAGTTTAGGATCCCCTACTGCGGTCATTGATGTAACTCCAAGCATTACTGGATTAGAAGCAACAGCTTCTGTTGGAAGTATTACGCCAGCTGATCAAGTCATGGGGCTAACTGGACTTAGCGCAACGGCCTCTGTTGGAAGTATTACACCAGCTGATCAAGTTATGGGATTGACTGGAGTAGAAGCAACCATGAGTCTTGGTACGGTTACTATTCCAAATGTTGGCGTTCCATTAACAGGAGTTGAAGCAACCGCTTCAGTAGGAGCTCCAACTGTAATTTCAGGAATTGTTATAGAACCAACTGGACTAGAAGCAACCATGAGTCTTGGCTCTGTTACTATTCCCAACGTAGGAATTCCAGTAACTGGATTTGAAATGACGGCTTCTGTAGGAGAATTAAGTCCTGCTACAGTTACCGGAGTTACTTTAGATGCAATGACAGGATCGATAGGGTCCGTGATCATTGAATATAAATTCCCAGTTACAGGTGTGGCGGCAACTGCATCTCTAGGAACTATCACAGAAATTGCGGATCAAATTGTAGGATTATCTTTAGATGCTATGACAGCATCAGTTGGAACCCCTGGAATTATCCATTATGCGAATATTGACACAGGTTCCAATACATCTTATAGTAATGTTTCAACGGGTTCGAATAGTTCCTATTCGGATGTTGCAACTGGATCAAATACCAGTTATACGGATGTAACAGGTAAAGAAGCAGCTTAGGAAATTTATGGCATCAACATATAACTATTTAGGTATCGAAAAAATGGCAACCGGTGAAAATGCCGGAACCTGGGGTACTAAAACAAATACAAATTTAGATATTATTCAACAAGCCGCATCAGGCTATCATTCACAAACGATTGCAGGTGGAGCTCAAACTACAGCTTTATTAATGACGGATGGAGATGCTACGTCTACAACGGACAGTTTAACGAATGCTGCTCGTAATACGGTTATTGAGTTAACCGGAGCTATTACAGGAAATCAAATTGTAACTTTTCCTACTGATACAGAAGGATTAAAAGTTGTTTTTAATAATACAACTGATGGATCAGATACTTATACCGTTCAAATAAAAGGTGCATCAGACTCTGGATCAGGAACTACTTTTGCAGCGGGTTCTGCAGGGAGAATTAAAAAACTGGTCTACATGAGTGGAACAGATCTGGTTGAAGTTAGTATTGCTGGAGACGTTACCGCTAGTTCTACAACTACTTTCACAAATAAAACATTCACGGCCCCTAAATATGCGGATGGTGGATATGTCGCCGATGCTAATGGAAATGAAAACTTAGTCTGGGGTACAACAACTTCAGCCGTCAACGAATTTAAAATGACTAATGCAGCAACGGGCAATGGCCCAACGCTTAGTTCTCAAGGGGGCGATGCAGCTGTTGATATTAATATTACACCTAAAGGAACAGGAGATGTGGTTCTAGCAGGAGATACCGTAAAAGTTGGAGACTCAGGCGCGGCAGCTACTCTAACTTCAAATGGTGCAGGAACTTTAACCATTACTACAGGTG